CCCAGTTTTGGTGATAACATTCGTATTGAATATGATGTTGATGCAATACCAGCTATGACTGAACGCAGAAAACGCATATATGAAAATGTTGTAGCCGCAGTTCGTGAAGGCATAATTAGTCGTAATGAAGCGCGTGAGCGAATTGGATTAGAGCCTATCAGTGGTGGTGATGAGGTATTCATTGCGGCCAACTTATTCCCATTGGGTGGTGTTGATGTTGCACAAGATGAAGGATTAGAACCTGAAGATGCGGCCAAGCAAGCATATGGTACAAAATCAGAAGTTCGCAAAGATGTTTTCACAACTGAAGCTGAAGCAGTCGAAAGAGCTGGTGAAATCGGGTGTGTAGGCTCACACAGCCACACAGAAGACGGGCAAATCATTTATATGCCCTGTAACACCCATTCACAGTATGAAGACGCTACAGGCGAAGATTTGAAAGACGCTGAAGGCAAGGCTGAAAGTGATGTTGATACTGTTCCAACTTCAGCAATGGCTAGAAATGGACAAAGAGCGCTGGATTTAAGAAAAGAATATGGTCGTGGAATGACACCAGTGGGTGTGGCACGGGCAAACCAGTTAATTAACAAAGAAAGATTATCGCCAAGAACTGTTAGGAGAATGCACAGTTTCTTCAGCCGACATGAGGTTGATAAAGAAGCTGAAGGTTTCAGGCGTGGTGAGGAAGGTTGGCCAAGTGCTGGTCTGATTGCTTGGCTTGGTTGGGGCGGTGATGAAGGTCAAAGCTGGGCAAGGCGTAAAACTGCTGAACTGGATAAAGAAAGATCAAAGTCTGATGATTTCCCTGAAATGATACAAGATGTGATTGTTGAGGGTGTTAAGGCAGAAGTTTCATCAAAGATAAAAAAGGCTCTGGCTAATAAAGTTGATGATCATAATGACAAACATGGCGATAAAAAGGGTAAGAAGGTCACACAAAGAATGCTGGAGGCTGTATTTACCCGTGGTGTGGGCGCTTACAGGACAAACCCACAAAGTGTAAGGCCAAGTGTTACATCTCCTGACCAGTGGGGATTAGGGCGTGTGAATGCATTTCTATCGGCTGTGAGAACTGGAAGGTTTAAAAGTGGCGCGTTTGATCGTGATCTTTTGCCAGAAGGTCATCCAATGAAATCAGATAAAGAAAAAAGCATAGCGGCAGAATAAAAAAAGGGGGCTTAATTGCCCCCCCATCTTATTTCGGTCTATCCAGTATTAATATTCTTCCCTCATCAACTTTTTCGTAAACAAAATCCATATCCCTCATTGCATCAGCATCTTTTTTTTCTGATGCTTTTAGGTAATCTGCATTAAGTTCATTTAGATCATCCCAAGTAACAAATTTTTTCATTAATAATTTATGTGGCATTTAAATGTTCCCTAAATATTGAATAATGTGTGGTAAATGCAGTACGCCGTAAACAAAGCCTATAATTACTGCTAAATTTATGATAAGCTCTTTATAATCGAGTGATTTTTTCATTTGGTTTCTCTCCCTGTTTGACTAGCCCCCTTCTTATCGAGGGGGGCTTTTTAATTTATTTATAAACTTTAACCAATGTTCGGTAATGCGCGCGCTGGATATTGTAACCACCAGCAATGATTGTATCTATTGATACGCGCTTCTGACCAGCTTCAGTTTGAACTTCAAAGTAACCATTAAAGCCATCATCGCTATAAACAACTTCACCACTATCTACATTTGTGATTTGAGCCTTAACAAGTTTATTAGAAATGCTTGCGTTGCGTTTAGCGATTTTACTATCAACATGCTTGTTTGCTTTTTCAAGAATTCCAGCCTCATTGTAATATCCACAACCAACAATCTGATACATACCCTTGCCACCAGCAATGCTATAAAGAGTTTCATAATAATCATAAGCGTTACTTCTATACAATTCTTTAGCTTCATCTGTAGCTTGATATTCTTTAAGTGCTTTCTTGGCATCAAAAAAGAATTTGATTTCTTCCTTACGAAATTGCTCATCGAATTTTGCGAAAGCTTCATCAAGTTTAGAGATGATTGAAGTGTAAGTTTTATATTCAGTGTGTAACATTGTGTAAGTCCTTTGATTAACATTTGATGTAATAACCAATAAAGCATAGGCAATATGCTGTCAACAATTTATTTACAAATAGTTTGATTTATTAATGTAAACTTGGAGTTGATTGCTGATCTCTTATAATTTGTGCATCAGTAAATCTTTTTTCTTTTCCATTTAACCAATACACACCAAACAAACTATCACTTGGGTCAAAAACATTTACCCTTTTTGATATTTGCATGTATATACCAAAACACGCATATAAAGTTATATATTTTCCCTCATTTTCAATAGAAGCTTTTCGGGCGTTTTCTTTTGCATCAACTTTATTTTTACCAGCGAATATCATTTTATATTTCCTTAGTTTGATTATCTAAACTCTACAATCTGGGAGATGACTGTAGAGCTTATTAATTAAACTAGAGCTTATGAATTGAAATATTCCACAACTTCTGCATGTGTATCGCCATCAAATTCACTTAAACAACCTAACAATTCTTCATTTATTACAGCGTTTACTTTTGCAGAAGTCATTGGCTGTTCAGTTTCGCCTAGCTTAGAGAAAAATATAGAAGTAAATATTTCAGCTTCTAATTTTGCTTTATTAGGCTTGCCATTGTCCCAGTTTTCCGCATTTACCATTGCAGTGTTAAAAGCTTTGTCGAATTTTACTATGATTGAATTTGGCATTGTGTAAGTTCCTTTAATTAACATTTGATGTAACAATCATTAAAGCATAGCTAATATAGTGTCAACAATTTATTTACATAATAATAGAAATAGACCAAAAAAGTTATTAATGGTATAAAAAGCTATGACATTTCCAGTATTTATCAAAGCCAGCAAGACTAGAGTTTCCATAGCAAAGGAAATTAAAGAGGTTAATCGCCTAAGATTGCAGTTTGAAAGGTCTATGACAAGCCGCCTGATGCTTGTATTCAAGCGCACAGGTAAATCTGCATCAGCCGAATACATGCGCTCTGGGGATATAAATCAAAGTTTAGTACCCCTAGAGAATGATCTAAGGAAAGTATTTGAAACCAGCTACAGGGCTGTGATCGAGAAATTTGCTGATAGGGTTTATACAAATCGTAAGGCTGACAGGTTTAGTCAGTTGGTTTTTGATTATACGTTCATGAATGCTGGTGCTAAAATAACTGGGATTGCTGAAACTACAGGAAAACTTATCAATAAAGCTATACTCGATGGCGAAAAAGAGGGTTTAGGTGTATCAAAGATAGGGAAACTTATACAAGAACGCACATCTGGAAGCATAGGTAGGTCTAGGGCTGTGACTATTGCCAGAACGGAAACACATGCGGCGGCTTCATTTGCAACTGACACAGCTACAAGAGAACTTGCATTACCAGCTCAACGCAAAAGATGGGTTTCAGTATCTGATGCTAGGACTAGGACAGGTCACAGCGCCGCAAATGGTCAGGAAGTTGGTATAGATGAAAAGTTTTTAGTGCCATATAAAGGCGCTACTGTTGAAATGTCATACCCACATGATGGCTCTGGCGGAGCTGGTAACAACATAAATTGCAGATGTTTGGCTATTTATTTCACAGATGAGGACGCATTGTTTGATGATGCAACACCAGTTACGCCAGTTGAGCCTGTTGTACCCGTACCACCAGTGCCTGTAGCGCCAGTTGACCCTATCAACATAAGCCCATTTAAAACTTATGCAGTAACCAATACATTCAAATCACCATATAGCGATGGTTATGACAATGAGAGCTTCCCAGTTATGACCCGAAAAGAGGCTACTGACAGGCTAAATGATGATCTTAAAGATGCTTCTTTAGATGAAAGATACAATTCAAGAGCTTTATATAGAGGCAGAGATGACTATATGTGGGGTAAATTAGGAACGGCTGGTTTAACCAATGATACAATAAAAATGATGGCAGTTATAAACACTGAACTAAATTATTTTGCTGATTTCTTTAATATTCCCAGAATAAGAGGATACAAAGCTGGTGCTGGTAAATCCATTGCAAATCAAGGTGATGGTGTGATGGCTTACAATCCCGTATACTTCAACAAATGGGCAGAAGACATGCGTAATCCAGTTGATGGAGCAAGTGTTGATAAAAAACTAACTCTTATCGAAAATGAACAAAAAGTAATTGATAAAGAGTTGGATGATTTCAATGCACAGCAAATCAAATTAAGAGAACAAAGATCAGATGGTACTTGGCCTTATGGTGATGATGCATGGATAAAAGAGTTTGAAGAAATAGAAACTGAAATATTTAAAAGGCTAAGAAGGCAGAAGGAATTAAGGTCACAAGGTCGAACGCTTATGTTAAATGAAACATTTGATGATTACAAAACTGGTGGGCAAAAGCCATTTACTTCTGAAAAATATTTTAAGGGTGGCATAGATCACATGAGAGCTACCATGTATCATGAATTTGGGCATCATATACATCAATATAAAAATTCTATTATAGAAAATAATAGGCTTTATAAAAAACCAACTGAAGAAAAATTAAATAAGTTCTTTTTAAAGAATTTTAAACTGAAAAAAAATAGAGCTTTAAGGCTTTCAACAAGATATGCTGAAACTAATTCAAAAGAATATTTCGCTGAACAGTTTGCTCTTTATGCCTTAAATAAACGTGGAGATTTTGTAACTCCAGAGTTTTTTGAATTTATGGAGGATGTGTTTAATGACAAAAAACTTAGATAAAATTATGGAATTATTGCAAAAATCAGAAGAAATAACGAAAGATGACTATAAAGAAATACAAAGTTTATATAAAAAATTAGACTTTAGGGAGTCAGTTGTAGATGAAATAATCAATGGCACAATGGACTTACTTTATAGGTCAGGAGATATAGACTTTAAGCCAACACAACTAGCCTTTGACCCGTAATGGTGTTATGTGTTAGATTGTAGGCAATTATTTGGAGTATTCTATGCCATTACCAAAACCTAGTTTGGGAGAAGATCGACAAAGCTTTATTGATCGCTGTGTTGGTGATGACAAGATAACAAGTGAATATACGGGCAATGATCAGCGGATTGCGGTTTGTATCAGTCAGTTTGACGAGGGCAAAAAAATGACAGATGAGGTCGGTGTTGATCTTGA